ATGAACATCGCAAACCTAACTCAAGAAGAAAAAGACAAAATCAATGTCGATTTAGCCGCAAGTGGTGTCGCATATAAAGAACGACTCAATATGCCAGTTGTTGCGTCGGAAATAGAAAGACAACAACCAGCACATTTGAGAACGTACTTTAATGAACGATTGACGTTTTATCGTGAGAGAAGTAAGAGGTTGCCGGATGGGAATTCGGTGCAGTATTTGAGAACGGAGTGATCACTCAGGTTTTTGTGGCCATTCGATATCAGGTGCTAACTCTGGATTTACATCGTCGAGCTTGACTGTGTAAATTTCCCATGATTTTAGTAGGCCAACCTCTGCTTCATTTGCCATTTCTAATTTAACTTTGCGCTCTAATTGCACAATGCGATTTTCAGCCTCTTGTGATAGCTCTGCTTTTTGTTTCTTAGCTGAGTTAACTTGAGCCTCTTTAATAGCTAGCTCATCTGTGGCCCATTTCTCGCCATCCCACTTATCGAACTCACTGCTCGGCTGTAATAGTGTTAATGTATCAGGTAATGATCCGATAAAATCAATATTTACTGGTTGCTTTGTTTGTATGTGATATGCAACAAGCCCGCGATAGTCATCGACAATTTCCCATGCGCTACCATCAATCTTGCGTCTTATTGCCTGATTTTCTTTTTTTGGCAACTTAGGCTCATCCAGATATGCTCCCAATTGAAGAGAAACATCAAACATAACGTTTTCCATTGTTGCGCCCATATATTCACGAGTATGAGGATGTGACAAATAGCATTTCACCCAGCCAGCAACTTCAGCTAAACCATTCTCACCAATTTTTCCATTTTGAATATCTAAATTATATTTGTTCATTATGCTGCTCTCACTATGTATAAAAATGCAATATTGCGTGGTCGAGTTTCATTTCCGTTTTGGTCTTCTATTTGTTGCCATATACCATACCCAGTTGAAGCGTTAGTGCCAGTGTTTCCTATCCATTCAACCACTTTCTTATATTGTTTAAAATTTGGCGCATCTACCTCCATGAGGTTTGTTGATAACAGGCTGTTACCCAACTGATTAGATAAAATCTCACGCCCTACATCAACCCCCCTTCCAGCATCCGCGCCTCTAATAAACTCACCGCGTAATTCGGGCAATCTCCCAGATGGATATGCAATAGCTAGTTTTGGATATGTCGCTTTGTTGAATGTCTGCCCCTGGCAAATTAGATAACCAGAAGGTGCGGTGGGTAATGACCAGGGAATTGGGTGAGGAATTAATTCTGAATTTTCAATATCACCAATGTAGGCCACCACACCATCTTTTGCCTGAAATTCAACGCTACACCAACGACCTAGTAATTCCCTGTAAAGCATTACTGGTTTTGTTCTCGTTGTATCTAGTGCGATCGTACCCACTTCCGATGTTGCAATGATTGAACTGGGAGATGAAATAGCCCCAGCAAAACTTTGTTGAGATACAGAGGATTTATCCGCGTAATTACCTGATTTTTGATAATCCCCCTTTAATTGAAACTTCCCGTCAGACTCCGATTTAGTGTATGAGGCACCTACTAGCGCGTAGTTCCCTGATGGTTGATAATTCCCTTTTGGTTGAAAGTTGACGTTGCTCTCTGCTTTTGTGTAACTGTCACCAATGTAGGCCACCACACCATCTTTTGCCTGAAATTCAACGCTACACCAACGACCTAGTAATTCCCTGTAAAGCATTACTGGTTTTGTTCTCGTTGTATCTAGTGCGATCGTACCCACTTCCGATGTTGCAATGATTGAACTGGGAGATGAAATAGCCCCAGCAAAACTTTGTTGAGATACAGAGGTTTTATCCGCGTAATTACCTTTGGGTTGAAATGAATCAGTAGATGCCTTCTGACTCATTACGCTTGTTGTTGATGTGCCTGTGGTTTGAACTACTGCGGACGATTCTAGTTTTTTTGATAACTGATCAAGTAAGTCATCAGTCATTACCAATTTCCAAGATGTTTTTATCTGATCTTGACTCGAAGTATTAAAGTTGACTTTATTGTTATCAATCAAACTCTGGTAGTATTTTTTCTCATCTTCTGATTGAAGAATTGCCCCTTTAGGATATCCATTTATAGCTGTTGCATAATCAGCAGAGAATTTAAAAACACCACCTTTTGAAATGTGAACAATGGTTTCACATATCTGATTTAGAATGCCGTTAAAGTCTTGCCCTTTAGGAGGCAGCCCACCTGCGCTTACTGGTAACATAGTAATCTGACCAAATCCCTGATCCCATGTCGCTTGGTTGCTTTCCATGCTGGTTTCGTATTTTTCAGGGATGACGTTTTTCTGCCCATTCTGTGCGAAAGGCTTTGATATTAATTTTGGATTTTTCATTTCTTACCTATTTAGTGAAAGGCGCTTGGTTGAATGGCTGGAATCCACTGCCGTAGAATCCAAAATACTCATTTGTAGGAAGTTCATTTACACCAACATCAACACCTGATGGTCGAGGTAAAATGTTGTGATGGAATATTAAGTTTTTTTCGAATTCTGATAACCGGTACTCAAATACATATCTTGCCTGCATGTGACCAGTGATTAGGTAATATGCTTTTCCTCTCGAAAATGAAGCTTTAAGAAAAGCGTTAATATTTGGTGCTGTTGCATAAAGGATATTTGAATAGGCTTTTATGATGATAACCTCACGATAAGTGTCATCAGACATTTCATAAGTCACATCACCCGGATTACCTCCGAAAAAAGGCGCTTGTCCAAAAGGGCTAAATTTTTCCGTTCCTTCAAAACCGAAGTAGTTATCGTCAGGATCTGGGATTGAAAGTCCTCTGCCAATGCCAACTATTCTCCCCCATATATCCAGACCGAACCCAACAGCAGAATGTAAGTTCACCGCCATATTGTAGAATTCCTCTACATGGTTTCGTGGGTCGATGGATTGATTTGCTGATTTTAGTATTGCGAGGATGTTGGGGGAGTTTGCATATTGGCTTAGTAATGTTTCTCTAATATCAATCATTACTCTATCCTTATGTCATCTACCGATAACACTGGAAACTCATCTATCCCAAAATCAATGTAACTAGCCAGAGCAGAGCCTTTTCTACCAACCTGAATATTGATTAATCGTGAGGTAGTTGCTTGAGATACACTACACACATAATCACTCGCAATTAATCTCTTTCCGATTTGCCCTTTCCCTCTACCAGTCGTTAACTCTTCGGTAATAGCTTTTATGATGGCTTGTTTTGCTTGGTGAGTTAATTGAGTCTTATCTTCAACAGTAATCGTGAATGTAACCGCGATATCCGATGGTCTAATAAATTTAACTGTGTACTTAGGTGGCATGTAAGGAAAGTTTTCTTTATCTTCATAAGTAACTGTTGTATTACCTACGAAAGAACACCCAGTGCCAGCTTTCGTTAATATTTGCTGTGCAATTTCTTCGTTATCTCCACCTACCACTGAAACAGCGATTGAGTTTCTGATTAAAGAGTATTTTGTTTTACCCACCTGAATAGTTGCGTCTGATGGGTTATCAACAACATAGCAATCAATAACGCCTTTTAGATTAGCTACTGCGCCATAAGTTGCTGAGTTAGTATTCTTAGCGTTCTTTGCGACAGATTCAGATCTGCGATATTCGAACTCTTGTCTACTTTCAGCATTTCTACCCGGTATTCCTGCGGTTCTGTTTGATACCGAGTCCAGTCCACTAATGCTTTTAGTTAGTCGATTAATAACGCCTACTGGTGCATCGATAGCGCCTGTGGTTAAGCAGTTAGCTTTAACTACTGCAACGCCAGATTCATTGATTACTGACTCTTCAGATGTTGTCCAAAATAACCCTCTATCATCACTTACCTGATAATTTTCAGGTATTACAACACCACTCAGCCCGTTAAAAGTTAATTCAGCCACAGAAGGTGTCGCTTGTTTTCTTTGCATAAAGTAGATGTAACCTAGAGCGTCCTGCATTTGACCTGATGCATAGCGTGGGTCAAAGCTGTTTAATAGGTTAATCATAAAGTTTCGTTCATCAGTAATAACGGCTGATAACGTGGTGACTAACTGGCCCTGTGGTGTATCCATCGATGTATTGAGGTTCTCACCAAGACATCCCTTCATTAACTGCCATAAACCATCTATCACCTCCTGAGTGGTTGGTGCGACGATGCCTTGAGGAAGTATTTGTACTGGTGGGATCATAATGAAATACTCCCTTTATTTCCTTTATTGTCAGTGAATAAAATCCTGCCTCTAACCACTCGGTCATTTGCCGTTGACAATTCAGCGGTAGCAGTAACGACATTAGGAACAGAAAGCGCAGCCTCTTCTAAATTCTGCCGGTATAGAGAAAGTGAGTAGCGATTCTTACCTAAAATATCCTCTAAATAAGGAATGCCCTCATTTTGTGAGTAATAAAGGTCTTTCATAAATACTCGGCACTTATTAGCAACTGATTGAGCCGTCTCATACTGTTCAGAGGCAATAGCGAGGTTTCCTGATACATCAAGGGTCAGATCCCATGTATCAGGTAGTAGAAATAATGTTTTCATTTTATACCTGCTGATTTGGCTGGTTCGTGTTAGAGCCTTGACCGTTTTCTCTGTGAGTATGACCATTGTAAGTGGTTCGCATTGACGCCATTGTTTGAGCGTTTCCCTGCGCTGTATTGTCAGTGATATGGCTAGCTGATTGTAATGTTGAAGTGGTTTCTACTGGAGCATCTAAAACAACCTTAGTTCCTTTCATTTTAATAACGCCAGTCGATACAACATCTATTCCACTTTCTAGGAAATGGATAAATTGGGCAGGCGCTCCATTAAGTATCCCCCCAATATACAAACTATCAGCCCAGTCATATCGACGCTTGCTATCTGGCGCAGCTTCATCCTTTGTGCGTTTAACTTTTGAGATATCACGAGAACAAACAAGGCAAATACCTAAGTCGCCTACTTTAGGGTCGATAATTACCGCATTAGCACCGCCCTGATAACGAAAGTAAGGTACGTTATGAATAACTGCGTTTTTGTAAGTATTCCCCGCTCCATCAACTTGAAGCACCAGTGGCATGACATCTAACAACCCAACCGCATCAGTTCCGCTTGGTTTAATCGCCACAACCTTACAGACAGTGGTAGTCGCTACACGCCCAATTAATGAGTTAATAATCATCTCTTGAGTGCCAATACCGCCAGTCATATCTTTAGGGCCATAGAGTGAAGCCGTCTCATTTTTTGATTGCGACATTCTTACTATCCTCTAGGTTCTGTGCTGATATTTCCATATGCCACCTTGCCGACTCTTGCTCGGTTTCTAAAATGGAACGTGAGCCATAAATCAACCAATCGCCATTACAGCGCTCAACGGTGCTATTTTTGATTCTCGCAATGCCACCAAAGCGAACTAAAGGGTCAAAGAAACACTTAAAATCGACACCAATCATAGTCGGAGTGGGGTAGCCAATTAATCCCGTCTCAGGAGAGATAACAGGGATTTTAATTTTCCTTGGTTGTCCTTTTGGTGTTATGGCCACAAGATTGTTTTCAAGATAAAGGTCAAGATCAGCATCATCAGCCAACTTTCTGATTTTCTTCATGTCGGTATCACAAAGATAAACATCATTGAGCTTTGCATTCACATCGTTACTTTCTAACGTATAGCCCACCCTCTCGCATATCTGCCCCATAATATTGACCACGTCCTGATAGCCTTTGTAACTTTCAGCTTCAACAGGAGCCATACTTTCAAGCACTGCTGTTTGTGATTCAATAATCAGAGCAACATTAGGAGCATCACCAAAATCAGGGTAAGCAAATGTAATACCACCTTTAAATACAGGAACTAGCTCACTATCCTGATCCCCTGCCTCTATTGCTATCGTGTCTCTTAATCCGTTTAACGAATTGAACTTAATGCGCAGTAACTTATCTGCTGTCTCAATCGGTAAACCGTAAATCTTCACTCTGGCACTAGGTGCAGGAGAGCCATTGCCATAGTTAATTTCAGCACTCGCCCTCAATCCAATAGCAGACAAGCTATTCTTATTCTCAGTAGAAAATGATTGATTCTCACCCGACAGCGTTAATGTTATACGCAAAACTTTTCTATTGAATGCCATCGTTCCATACCAATTTATAACGCGAGCCTAACTCTGAATACACTGGATCTGTATTCCCCTCGATATCGACAAATATCAACCACTGGCAAATGTAAGTAAGGTTTCGACAAATGCGATTACACACTAGATATTCACCATCTCGTTTTACTGTGGCAAATAGGTTTTCAAGTCGGGTTTCTAACGTGAGTTCGTAGAGTGTGTTATTGATAGTGAATGAGGTTGATTGGTTTGGCGTGGGCGATAGTTTAATTTCAAAATTCATTTAACCTCCAGATACTTGCCCTTGTGCAAATTTCATTATTTCATCGAATGATTTTAGAAAGCCATCACCTGCACTTTTTAGAAATTCAGCCCCCTGATATAAATAACTATCTCCACTATTCCAATCAAAGTTAAACCCCTGAGATTCCACCTTTTGAGTCTGATCACCGGTATCTTTCACCTTTGAATCATCTGGTTTGGTGACTTCTTCCTCTGCATAGCTAACTGTGACCTCTCGAATTTCTTCAAGATGCACATTTACTTTAATAAGTGTCGCCCCGTCTTTAGCCTCTCGCGCTAGGTCATACCCCACTATATTTGCAAACTTGTAGACAAATTCAGGTGTTATAACGATAAATCGCAATGTGCTTTTAGATAGAATTTCAAGTTGAGCCAAAAAAGCACCTCGTTCTAAAGCACCACCGCTACCTTTGCTCATTTGCACGGTTGCTTTCCACGGATCGCTTATTTTGTTGTAGCTAGCAAACGTACCTCTTTCGATAGGCGCATTTACAACACGACTTTTGTTTTCATACTGGAGTGATATCACGTTATCAGCGAGTAATAACGGAACACCGTATTCATTGAATATCCCCCAGTAGTTACCGAATAAGGAATTAATTAACGCAGCACCACCAAGGCTAATACCTGCATCTAATCCAGCGTTAGGTAATCCCTTCCAGTTTGGTATATCTGGCATTCCGAACATGGCAACCTCTAATTTAGGTAATAAAAAAGGCCGCTTATGCGACCTCATTGAGAAATTTTATTTCTGGTTAAAATCATCTAGTCGTGAGATGTTTGCATACGTCTCATCTTTCATTGCCTTGCAAACCTCAGCGAAGTCACCATCTTTTATTGTAAATTCTTTGCTTGGTCTGCCATTAACTCTCACAGAAAGTTCTTCTGCAAATTTATCCGATGCCATATCTACAGAGCATGATGACGTTTCACCGCCTCTAGGATCATCGTTTACAACGGTTGAGAAATTCATGGTCACTTGATGCTTTGAAATATCATTTATATGCTCAAAGTGCGGTTCAACGCCATGCTGATAATTAACGCTCACATAATCGGCACCGTAGCCATCAATATTTGTCCATGTGTCGTTTTCAAGTTCGAGAGATGAAATAAAATCTATTCGTAACTTTTCTGCACTTTCCTTTATAAAGTCAATTCGCTTCTCTTTCTCTTTTTGTAAACCTACAGCTCGCTCACGCAATTCTTTGTATGTAATGGTCATAAGACGTCCTCTGTTGCAGTTTAAAAACTTCATCTTATCACCTCCTAGTAGTTTATACATGCAACGTGAAAAGCCTCAGTTAAGAGGCGTGGTGAAATTTGGGCAATAAAAAACCCACCGGAGTGGGCTTTAATGGAAAATATTGTAGTTTATTTAGATAGGGATGATAATTTAAGAGATGTCATTTCAGATACTTTAGAGTGAACCCTTGAAGCCAACTCTACGGACTCTTCTGCATTGTGTTTTGATACGCCCTCTGATGCTTCTAGCCTGTAATCTGCAATAATACGACTATCTTTAAGTGATTTGAGCATATAGGCAATAGCAATTAAAGTCTGTTTTTCATACTTCTCATTACCGCGCCATGCATCAGATTTTAAATAATCTATCAATCCTTGGTGGCTATCTTTTGGCCCATTATCTAATACAGGGTAAACTGAATGATAGGCTGAATAATATGCTCTTGATATCGCATTCCGGTATCCAACTTCATCATCTCTTTCGACGCAATCTCTAGCGAATGCTAACAATTCATCACAATTTATAGGCACGGAGCAATTCCTCCGTCTGTATTAGTTGAGCAACCACGTATAATGGCACTGAAGTTTTTATCCAGAAGCTCATCATATTCAGCTAATTTAAACGCTAAATCCATATTCATGTCAGCAATCTTAGACGGGTCTTCACATTGAGCCGTAACAATGTAAGTATTTAATTTTTCTTCATGATTTTGCTCATAAATATAACTAATACCTTTAATTCTAATATTATTAGATTCCAGTATGTTCATTATTATACTGGATAATAATTTTGCCTCGTCTTTTTCAAATCCTGCTTTTTCCTTAAACCTAGATAAAGCAAGATTGGCAGATTCAAAATCATCTTTTAGCTTCATCCTGTCCTCATCATTAGATAGTTTAATTGCTTTTTGGATATAATATTCAGCCCGCTCCATGTCTGCCCAGTATAAAGATGACTCAAATGCCAACGTTGAAAAAGATATGCTTTCATATTCTTCAGCAAATCTTTCTGACAATTCTTTAGTTTTTATTATTGAGCCATAATTATTTACTATTGCCATATAGTTTGTTGCATAATGAGCGTCGGGTATTTGCAAAGATAGCTCAAAGTAATATTCAGCTTTTTTAAGATCTTTGACCAAACTATATGCTAAAGCTTTGGCATAGTTCTTTCTTAAACCAGAAAAATAATTATCAATATCTTTCAGTAAACCCATCAACCTGAACTCGGTAATAAAATTCTGATTTGATAGCCACGATTCCATTGACTCTAAAAGTTCATCTGATTTATGTATTGGTTGCATGTCTTTTTTTTTGCCTGATTTAGCAATTTGATAATATCAACTTGACGCCATACTAAAACAACATTTGGTTAACTTCAATGAAAGTTTGTGCCTCTGAGACGAATCTCACTATCTTTTATAAGAGATAAATCTCTATTTAGAGGAGAATTTAACTGTATATAAACACAGTATCACTTACTGTAAAACAACTCAAATCCACCGTTCGGCTATCTTCGGACAAGATTGGGATTGGTGCTTTCAGAAAACAACCAAGGGCACGGATGCCCTTGTTTAGTCTTTGTAACTAAGGATGATAGAACATTCTTTATCTCTCAATCCCCACAGATCACCAGCACCTATCCTGCAATTGTCTTGAAGGGTTCTTATCGCCAGTCGTCCATACTCGTAACCATTCTCCTTCAAGTTATCACTCGTTGCTCTCAACACGCTTGAGTTAGTGCTTGGTGATATAAATGAGTCTTGCAATGAAAGGGCTGCTGCCACATCTTTAATGGCTTTTTTAATGTAAATGTTGTTACTTAATTCAGGGTTGCTTTTGAAAAAATCATCTAATGTGTTGCTGCTTTTTACATCATGATTACTACTTGCTCTATTATCGTTACTCGACTGATTTTCATCTGGTGATATATCGATTACATTACACATTACAGGGGTTTTGTGGTGAGCTGTGTGAGCATGAAATAAACCACAAGTAACCGTTGCTGGCTTACCTTTGTATTTCTCGAACTGTTCCCACAGGTTATCTCTTGTGATAACTAACTGAGTAACACCAACTCCAAACTCTGGTAATTCATCAGCTTCTTTTCCACCGTCTTTTGATGATACAGAGATGATCTCAAAAAGCCTTAAAGATGGAAACCCAACACTTTCATTTAGAAGTAAACCATCTAGCTTTACAGGTTCCGCGTAAAAGTATTCATTGGGATTTGTTTTCTTTGTCTCAATATTCTTGGAAGCGTTGACATTAGCTATATTCCTATAAAGTACAGTGGATCTCTTATACCAATCCGCAATACATTCTACTGTCTCGCAATTATCTTGCCTAAGTTTCCAGTTTTGTTTAACTAGTTTTTTGAACTCTGCATTGTTACCAGTTACCAATTTTGCTTGTAGGTAATCAACGTAAAGCTCATCATCCATTCTTGATAATTCAGGGGTGTTACATATTAGCTGTCCTACCTTGCTAGATTCTTTACTGCAATCAAAACTAGCACCATAAGAGAAACTAGAAAAAATAACCAAGCCAGCAACAATATTCTTAAGCATTGTTATATCCCTTTATAAATTTACTTTATGAATATTGCCACTGGCATAGTGCAACTTCCAGCAAATTAACTCATTGTCGGCATAAGTTGTGAGAGAGATTCTCTCGCAGCTTGCTTACCATCATTTATTGTTCCTTTGATGGTTGATGAAGTGCTGGTGATATTAATGTCTCCAATCGTTACATCTGTCTTATTGTTAACAGTTGATGGTTGACTATTTAATTTCTGAGTTTGAGATAAAAAATTATGAGCTTCAAACCCTGTATTTGACACGAGTGGCTTACTAATGGCTTTGTTAAGAGAGTTAATGTTATTGGCAAGATTAACAGATGGATCGCCAGTTCCATTAATAGCAGACATCACAAGTGATTTATTGTAAGGAAGTTGTTTCCCTATTTCCTCCTTACTCATTGCATTCATTAGTGCGTACATCATTTCAGGATCGTAGATATTTATCACTTCGGTTGGTGATACCGATAATCTTTCAGATACACGTTTAATATAACCGTCAGTATCGTTCTTATCTTTTCCATTTTTAGGCGCCCAAGTGCCTATGATATCTTGCACTGTCTGCAATTTAACACCTGTGGTTTTACCATCAAAATACCTTCTTAACTGCCAAGCTGTTCTTTCTAGCCCATCATAAGGGGTATTGAATTTTGCAAACCTTGCGTCTGGACCATCCTCTAATGTTGCTCCTCTCTGTTTGGCAAAGTTCATGTTCAAAGGGTTGTTGTTTCTTTCACCTCTTTTATTGCCTAGAACTGGGGTTTCTTCTTTTTCTTCTTTTGGTGTTCTTTTGGAATGAATGGCTCTATTAAAAAAGCTACCCACACCTCCAAGCATTGATTTTGTAGCATTATCAAGGCCTTTTTTATCTATTTCCTCGATAGCATGACCAATAGCTTTTCCACCCGGCATTATCCAATCTAAAGAACTTAAGATGATATTCGCATTTTCGGCATTACTTTTGTCTTTTGAAACGTGAGATAAAGCATCTGCCGTTTTAACTCCCGTCATCGTGACGTTTGCCATTTCAGGGGCAAGTGATCCGAGATCTAAGTTATCAACGTAGTTTTTAAACCAGAGTAAGCTTCCTGCAATTGCCCCCATAATCAACATCGGCCACCCCATGAGACCTGCAAAGGCACCACCAATAGAAGCAATTGTTCCAATCATACTTATCGCGAATGGACCTACAAAATAAGCAAGCAGCCCGACTAAAGCCAGCTTCCATGTTTCTATATTCCCATCCTGATCAGTAAACCACTTACCTACTGCTGTGCTCTTGAACCACGTTTCAAACTCTTCAAGTTTTTTCAGTATGTAGGTAATACCCTCATCCAACTTACCCCAGTCGAATAAGGACTTATCACCCCGCTTCCATGCTTTGTAGTCGTTATATAGCAAAGCTAGAGCGGCAACTAACGCTAAAACCAAACCTGTACCAGTGAATATAGGGGCAAATAAAGCCAACATCGCAGTCGCTGCACGCCATAATACAGGGATCAATAAAACTCCAATAACAACTGCCATTCCCTTAAACAGGTCTTTGGCTACCTCTCTATTTTTATTGAGGTAATCAAGCCAACCTGAGACTTTCTCAGAGAAGCGGAGGAAGTAAGGCATTAAGTAGTTCGCAATGAGTGTTTTTAAACCTTCCCACTGTTTGCTGACTAATGCGTTTTGTTGGTTAAGCTGACGACTGAGCTTTAACTCTTCTTCGCTGGATATAACGATGTGCTTTTGGGTTTCTAGCATCTGTTGCATAGCCTGACGACCTTCAAGCAACAGATTTATTGTGCCATCATCGAAACCCATATTTTTGGCAATATTATATGCCTGAGGGCGTGACATTTTCGAGAGGCTATCAGATACATCGAGCAGGATATCGTTAAGGTCTCTAATTTGACCGCCAGAGTTCACTACATCAACATTGAGCGCATTAAACCAAGGTAGGATAGAGGCATCACCTGTGGTTACTAAATTCCACAGGGATTGACTCAATCCTGATAAACTCGCCGCCATTCCATCAGCGCTACCGCCTGTCATCTCTGCCATGTTCTGCCACCGCTTAATGTCGGTCGCATTCATACCTAAATTTTTGCTTAGGAAATAGAGTTGATCATTGGTTTTGCTGGTTTCATCAATCAGTTTTTGTAAGCCAGTTGAAACAAATATAGTGGTGAATAAGCCAGATAAAGCCTTTACAACTCCATTTATCGTTTTCTCTAAATCCTTGTTTTTCTTTTTGGCTTTATCTGTTTCGTCGTTGGATTTCTTTGTTTGCTGCGTGTAGATGTTGATATTAATACCCGCATCTTTTGACGCATCACCGACACCATTAACCGCATCAGATAATTGTTCGTTATCTTCAATTGCTTGTTTTACTGCACGTCCGAACTCAGTGTTGTCTAATTTAAGTGAGACAATTAGTGATTCCACAACTGTAGCCATAGTGTTACCTCAAATTTCAGGCAATAAAAAAGCCACATTTGTGGCACTTACTCAGACTCACTGAGTTCTTTCATTAATTGCTTGTTGTACTCGCTAACCTGATGTATCTCTATCAAATTCATGCAGTCCTCTAGACTGTATACCGTCGATAGCTCATGTAGTGTGGCGTGACCAGATGTAATTACCTGAGACACCACACTAGACACATTAGCGGTTTCAGCGAGTACGCCATCCTTTAGCGGTAGACCAGCTTTTAGCTTTTCAAGTCTGACCCACCGCCTTGAGTTAAAAAATCAATATGGATGGCTAACACTTCTTTGCGGAGTGTGAACATCGTACTTAAATCTTTAATATCTGAGTCGATAATCAACGCTCGCGCATTACCGCTACTAGGAAGAACTTGGACGCACCCTAACAACTCGTCAAGTAACGGAATACCAACATCAGGCTTAATGCCAGATAACGCCTTAATCGCCACCTGAGCCATTCCCAGCATACCCATGTTAGGGTTAATACCTTCAATATCGATACCACCGTTAGCAATAGCAAATAAAGCACGCATTGCCCAGTTGTCAGCTTTAGTTATCGGCATTTCAGTAATGACGAATGTTTTACCTTCATCACGACCTTTTTCGATGGTGATAGTTTTTGTTTTTAATGACATTAGATTTCCTCTGCGCCTTCTGTAACCATGTTGAAATTGTAAGTTGTGCCATCAAGCATTTTTTTACCACTTGGCCCACCTTTCATAGTGGTTAAACCACCCTTACCTGTGTAACGCTTAGCGATTGATGGCATTTCAATAATGATTTCAATAGGGCGTACTTCCATATTGCTGTTGAAGTCTTTGCGGATAGTTTCCATCACTTCAATAGATGCACTGTTAGCTTCTAAGTACAGCGTCCACGGCGTCTCATGAGGCGTGTAACCAATAGACTGCTTGCCATCCACGCCCATGCGAGTTTCACCAATATTTGCGTCGCCGAACTCCCATGCGTTGTCAGCTTGGAAACCTTGAATGCGCACCCAGTCATCATAAATACCTTTACAGCGGATCATCATGACTGAGTTTGCCGAGGTAATTGTTCTTTCGTTATGGCCCATACCCATAATTAATTACTCCTATTGAACGTTAATTGACGGTAAATTAACTTGCTGGACACTACCGCCATCTGCGTACCAGAGTTTTAATGGCATGGATTTACGCAATCCTCGGGTTTGAGCTGGAGTTTCACCAACACGAATACACCAGCCTGCGGTTTTCAGTTGGGACACCGCATCAAAGCCAGCCTCATAGTTAATCTGTTTCTTCTGTTGTTCTGATAATTCAACGCCCGGCTGAATACCACCAAAGTTAAGCATTTGATTAGCAGGATCTGTTACTGCCGCACGGTGCATAGCTCGGCCAGCATCATTGTAAGGAACACTCTTGTTGCTCACTAACATAGTCATCAGTGCTAGTTGTAACTGGCTGTTGAAATACACCTGATTAACGTAGCTATCCATGAATTTGAACTTGCCAGAGATTGAACCAGGATAAACAAAGACAAAGCGGTCATTGGCTGTGCCGAAAGCTCCGTAATAGTTAAAGCCTAACTTTTCCAGTTCATCTGCTTTTGATTTCTCATCAACTGATGGTGCTAACCCTTCTTGATAACGGAATGACAGGTTTGTACGTCCGTTCAATTCATCAAAGTTAAGACAGGCAGGATAGCCACACACGAAAGCACCGTGAGTATAATCACCGTACATCAACATTGTTCCGCCAACTTCTGCGCCAATAATCGCATCAGAGATGGTTTTTAAATCATCATCATTTGAGTGGTACAGTACGTGAATGTAGCGATCATTCTGCAATGAAACCCAGCGAGAAATTGTGAGCTTTTCACTCACCGAGAAGTCACCCAAAGTCATTACCGAAACAAAGTTACGTGTTTCTTTGGTAATGCGAGGCATTAGCTCTTCAATAGAATCAGCATCGATACCGTCATTTTTCTGTGCGCCAGATGATTCAGTAAGACCCATAAATTCAGCCAAATCGCCAACAGCAAATGAGATGTTTCCTTTCGCTCCCTTTGTAGCACCAGAGATAACGAAAGTTTGCGACAGGGCATCATAAGCGCACTGACCTTTTGCACCCAGTGAAGCAGTCGCCGCTTGAGCTAAAGCAGAGTAACTTGTCACTTCACCATCAATGGTTACAGAAACTTTTGCACCATCAATGGTTAAAGTTAAATCACTTGGTAGTGGGCTGAAATCACTTTCTGTGCGAACAGGAACTTTAGAGCCAATGAGTTTTGCTGACTCCGCTTCGCCATTCATATAGGCAATGTAGAGTGATTCAGGTCGAGAGGTTGAGTTAACAAATCCTGCGAAATAGATTTGAGTGGCTCGGTATTCATCGGAGTCAATGCCGAACACTTCGCCAACTTCATCTTCAGATCCGAATGAGCGAACACCTAGCATTGATTCTGCTTTTTTCTTTGTAATAAACAGCGCGTTAAGTGCCAGAGGGTTACCACCAGTGCCAACGACACCGGGCAATATCTGGACGATATCGCTTGCTGGAATAGAATTCATATTTTTACCTTTTAAACTTGAGTGGTAGTGATAGAGACGCGGTTGACACCATCGGTGTGATAAGAGACTTCAGGGTTATATTGCAGGGTAACGTCTAGCATCATGCGGTTTTCGTATTGATTTGCTTCATTAACCAATACGTTTTTCTTTGGACTTCCGCTGTCTAAAGGTTTGCATTTCTTGAGCCGGTCGGTTGTGTATGATGACTTCCAGAGATTTGCTACAACTCTTGAGCGGTTATTGGCTTCTTCTCCGTAAAAATCAAACTGAAAGGTAGCTTCTACTGATCGCTGGGCGGTTACCTCTTCAGTTGGCGCTTCCCAATAATCTGCCGTGTAATCCAAATCTCTTTCGTACAGCATGTGCATGACAATACCGTCTTTGGGTACAGGCACATTATTTTCATAACCACGAACGACTGGGCAGCCAAATAAATCAGTTAAGTATGTCCATAACTCAAGAAAGAGATCGTCTTCAGTAATGCTTATTGTCGCCATAAAAGCACCTTAGCCCATGATGGGTATGATTCTATGACTTTGGTGACCAGCCATTCAGATGGTTCGGATTCACCGTATGCAACGAAACTAATCTTGTCAGCTCCTTTATCTTTTGCTCTGCGAATGGCTTCAATTTGCCCTCTCGCATAACAGTAGATGAATTCACCTTGCTGATTGATAACACCTAAATGTTCAAGGTCTTGAGTGCTCAAGCTTTGCATTTGGACGCTTATTTCATAAGAGGCGAATTTAGGAACTTGTTTACCCCCGGGGATAATTTCAAATCCCTCGTTGGCAATTAGGGTCGCAGGTAAGTTTTTGTTAACAACTTGAATGGCTGAGTTGGCAATGGCTCTAACTTTGATCATCAACCACCTCATAATTAACTGATGAATACATATCACCACTATCAATAAGTGGCTTTGTTGATGTAGTAGGCCTCTTTTCTCTTTCCCTTCTTATCTTTAACGTTGTTTGAGACAGCGGAGGATCTACCAATTCCGATATCGATATTTGAACATCAGCAACTGCCCTTGCCCCAACAACTTCCAAAACACCTCTTGCGTCTGTTCCTGATGCTATGCCATTGGATATTGCTTGCACCCACTCTTCTCTGTTGCTGTTAATGGCATTTCTAAAGAATGGTCTGGGTGGCTGATTGTTTTCTGGAACGCCATATTCATTTTCATACGCAACCTGAGCTACACTTGTACCATCGGTGTAGGTGTTGCCATCAATAAAACCCACTCTCACCTCAGTAGCATTAATGCGCCCAGCTAAATCCGTTAGGTATTTTTCTAGCCCATTAGCCATAAATGCTCCCCGGATAGTAGCTAGCCATTCGATAAACTTTTGTGGCCTGCCAGTAATCCATTCCGTAAGGGCTAAGCGTGTACCATGCATTTCTAAACTCAATCGCACCAAGTTCAGAAGATACAGACACGCTTCCCTCACTTGCAGACGACACTCGCCCAACCATTCCTGAGCCACCTTTGCCGTCTTTATCGCCGTATCTCATATATGCCAAATGAGCCATAAGCAAGTAGAGCAATCTCTCTCGCTTATCAGCCTGATAGACCAATGAGAATTCAGTGTTATCGAGGTAATCGGTGGCTTGGTCGAAAAGGAAAAGTAATAAATCGTCTGATATGTTGGAAAACACTGGGAACATGGCGCGGAACGTAGTTTTATTCAGTTCCACGATTGCCATAATTAATCCTCTGTTAGTGGCTCCACCCCAGTAGATTTAGTACTGGCTTGCTCTAATCCTGTTTTCTGTTTGGCGCGCTCTTTTGAGGCATCTTCGGCAGATTTATAATCCGTCACAGCAAACACAATGCCATTAAGGAATATTTTCTGGTCTTTAAATGACTTCTCAAAGGCCTCCCAAGCATCAGCAGGAACATCCCGAGTGATGCCAAACCCATTCAGAAGAGCGGATGAGTTGGCACCCAATAGCGTGATATCTTTGCCTTCATGCTTAAAGGTGATCCCGTTAGGTAATTTACAACCAATAACATAACTTGAAACTTTAGCCACTTTACACCCCTAACATTTGAGCAAATAAGAACGGCTGAGTGATTACCGCACCGTAAGTTGCGCCAGAATATTTTTGCTTCCAGCTTGAGGACATTGTGATAACTGGGTGAGCGCGAAGCTTTTCACTAAATGCACAATAACCAGCACTTTGACCTTGAGCGGTTTCAACAAACATCTGAATCAGCTCACCAGCATCAGTGTCGTATTGCGGAGCGACTTCAATGCGTAGATTGGTGAACGTATCTTTAACCATCTTTTCAACAGAGTTGCCAAAGATTTCATTTGATTTTTTAAACCAAACGGAAGCTTTAGGACTCATTGCAAGAACTAATGGAGATGCCATATCAACACCATCACCCACTGCACCATTAGTGCGAGCAATTAGGTCTGCGTAAAGCGACAGGATATCGTTATAGATATCGATAATTTGTTTATCTTTCCACTGCGTTTTTCCATCAACTGTAGCAGGGGTGATTGGTGCTGGTAATGCAGGGTCATTCAGAATGCCGTAGTTAAGCAAGCCTTCAACACCATAGAAGTAGAACTTATTCTGCTCCTGATTCATAGTCCAAGCTGCAGCGCGTTGTTTTTCTGCGACATAAGGCAACATAGCTAAACCATATCGCTCTTGCTCTAACTCACCGTAAGTTACCATTGTTTGATAACGGAACACTTGACGATTTTCCCATGCGTTTGTAACTTGGTTTGCACCTTGTTCGCTGTAATCATCATACGAGACCACGTCACCAGACTGCTCAACGCGCTGGATCATCATGGTATCTTGCGCCCATGAGCCTTTCTTTCTCTCGCTTAAAATGTCAGTTGCTTTTTGCTTAGCAAAGATAGTGCGGACAATTTCAGGATCAATAAAGGTTGAAACGATAGCAGGAATACCACCGTTCGCTGGCATTGATGGCTGAACTTCCGCGTCCATAGCGAATTTAGTCACAGAAGGCGGTAAGTAAAAACCGCGAGATTCTGCTTCCTTCTTAAATGCTGAGAAATCAGCCTGTGTTAATTGTGGCATTATGCTTTGCTCCATGTAGAAATTACGAATAAATCACCAACAGCTGCATCGCTTGCTACATACCATTCGGTTTCGATTGCGCCATCAACAGTTGCGCCAGCATCACCAGTTTTGATTGTGCCGTCTGCTAATACTGCAAATACTTTCTGACCAACAATCGCTTGTGTTGCTGATTTAGCCCAAAAATCACCACCAACAATCGGAGATGCTTCACGACCTTTCGGGATTAACAAGCTATTGCTTTTCAAATAATCAATGGTGGCATTAGCATTGTTGTAGACAAAACCAACTGGTTTGCCAGTACCTTTATTGTTTAATTTTTTAGGGTCTTTCGCGTCACGCCAAGCGAAACGACACATATTAAGGCCGTCATCACCTGCCTTGAACGCACCTGCACCGCCTGCCGCTGCAACAATTGGGCTATTAGATGCTGGTTGACCTTCCTGACCTACGCCAGAGTAAAGGCGAACACTTGATTGAAATGCCATAGTTATTTATCTCCATCAAAGAACTTGCGAACATTATCGCGAGAGGATGCCGCAATAGGTGCGGAGTCTTGAGCCATCGTAGGCACTTTTGAGTAGGCATTAAAAACAGAACGCAGCCCTGATGCAGGGATTGATGCGTAATCTTCACAGCCCATTTGCTTTAAAGCTGTCCGATAAACATCTTCTGCACTATCACAAGCCAGCTCTCCAACAACTGGACGAACATCACGCTCAGCTTGACGTAACTCCATAAATTTACGCTCTACGGCGCTAATGGCGGCATCCATAGCCATTTTGTTGTCTTTGGCTTTTTTGTCGTCATCGTTGTCATTAGCGGTTTTATTGGACTTATCATCTTTGCTATTGTCGTTATCCGCTGCCTTGCGGTCTTTTTCGCGATCTTTGTTTTCTCGCGCTTCACGCTCCTTGAGTTCTTTCTCTTCACGCTTTAAGCGCTCTGCTTCGGACTCATTATCTTTTTCAGCTTGTGTAGCTTCATCTTTAATGACATTTCCGACTTCTTTTTTAACTTCATCTGGATCTGCATCGCTAGCTAATTTAGGTAGCAAATACGCCCAAAGTTTTTCTAATTTTGACATCAGTTTGATTCCTATTGGTTTCGAGTCATAAACAAATACGTCGGGGCCTGCCCGACCACTTGGCACTATGGCCACATGGTTACAAACGATGTCACGCATTACGCCATCGTATGTTTCTCCCTCATACTCTCCCGCTGTCAAATCAAGTCGATAACGATAAGATGAGGAAATTTCTTTTTGCTTCTCCGTCTCCACTCCGAGAATTGAGTCCAGATCCCAAATAACCATTGAGTTTTTAAGATAAGTACCATCGAACTCTGCACGCTCTCCAGTAGAGCCGACAATTGCGTCTTTTGGTGGGTCAATCACGGTTACGCCGATGTGTTTATTGAGTACAGGCTTATTATTGAATGTACTGACGGCTTTCTTGAGCTCTTCTGGATCACGTAGTAGTCGATAGGCTTTATTTGGTTCTAAACCTAACTCTTCGGAGTTTGGTATTTCCTTGCCATAGTAGATGCAGACATTGGATTTACTGATCGGTGTTAATGCAACGTGCATCATCCCATCTTCGTCGTAAGTCCTGACGCTTGCTTTATCAAAGGCAAATTTCACATCTTTCATGGTTTACCTTTATTCAGACGTAAAAAAAGACCACCGAAGTGATCTGTTATTAGAACGGCAGTACGGGTCGCCACACGCAACCACAATTAGGCAATTGACCGGGCATAATATATTCGCCATCAATCAAGCAGCCTTCAGATAGCTTAAATTTCTTTCTTTCTCGACCTGCTTTAACGTGACTATGGCGAGGTTTATTACCACCACCACTATGCACCCACTCAGCCTCAACGATACCAGCAGCTTGCTGCCTTTCTGCCGATAACGCACTTGTTGCCTTGCGTGTTTGGTCACGAGCGATAAACTCAGCTCTACGCCGTGTAATGCCATGACGTTTGCCAAAGTTACGCTCTATTTCATCAGCAAGCATTTTTCTATCACCGCCACGAGCAACGGCGCGATATACCATGCCTTCTACTTCAGTAAAGTATTTCTCAGGGATAGAGCGGATAAGAGAAACATTCTCAGCAATGATCGCCTCACGCTTCTCTAACATGGCGTCAGTCCATTGTATATTAATAGTCATAGATTCACGCCGAGCAGCGGACAATAAACCTCTATCGACTGCGCTTTGCGTTTTATCCATTAACTCATCTGATATTGGAAGTGCCTTATTAATGAATCGGTCAACCCATTTCCTTGCTAGAGAATCAAGCAGCCTTTTGATAAAAGTAACAGGATTAGCATCCATAGCTAAATTAGAATCTTGAGCGAGAGTATTACTGCGAATAGCGTTAACTATTTCGCGCCTAACCTCATCATTCATTTCTCTAATTTCGGCTAGCAACTGCCTTTTGTACCACTTGATATTGCCAGCATTATAGTTAATAGGCTTCAGTCTCGTTGTCTTCTGGCTCATAATCACCGTCCAAGTTTTCGAAACCAGCACCCTCTATACCCTTGAGAGCATCCCTAGCTTCCTCTGAGCTAACCAACATACTGTCAGCAGCAACCGCCACAGCATCAACGCGAATCTTCGTGATTTCAGCGCGTTCTTTTTCGCTAATCTCATCAAGCGGCCTGAACTCAAAGTAAATATCCTCTTTTATTTCTCCAAACTCTGAAAGCTGGATAATCTTGAAGATATTCTCTAAAGGTCGTCTTAGATTTCCGTCCTGATACCCTGACACAGTTTCATGCCATGTAGATAACTCTGACTCACCCGAGGCATTTAAACCTGCTGGAGCGTTCCCTAGGAGTTTTAAATTGGTGATGCGCGAAGGAATACATAGTTGATCCTGATAGTTTGATAGCAGATTGGATAATTCACTTAGCGAAGTTTGCATGTGAATTAAATCTTCTCCTGTATCTATTACCCAAACACCGAAGTTATCCTGATATTGCGTAAACATCTTGATGCGCTTATCGAACTCGCCCGGCATTTGTAGCCGCGCGTCCATATCAGTTTTAAGCGCCCTCATTCTCAATGTGCGGAGTATCTTAATTACGTTTTTCTTAGCATCACGCCAGTCAACAACGTAATCCTCCATTAACTGAGTGAGAGATAACCCGCCAAAGTTGTAGGACGGCTTGAGAATATCTGGCACTGGGCGACTAACAATATCCATAAACCTTGATTCATGAACTATTTTGCCCATAACAAACCACGCGCTTGGTTTATAGAAATCATCAGCCAACGGCCACTGTGTGTTGTACATGGCTGGATAAATCCAAGTTGGATCAACAACTCTAAGGCCTCTTAGCGATCCTTTTGGTATCTTCCGTGGGTCTAAGAATAAAGGCTTTTCCAACTCATCATCTGTCTTTGCACCAGTATCAATGTAAACATGAGCAACACCATACTGAGAGTCTTGCTTAACCGCATCGTGAATTAATCGCTTTACATCATATTTAACGAGTGCGTTTTCCATCAGCTCAATATCAGGATCGCCCTCTTTACGACTTTTAACTTCAATCCAGTTACGGGTCATCTCATCAGCGAATACACTGTGCATGTTAGAATATTCAACTTGCTGAGACATTGCCGCTAACTGCGGGTATCCACGAAACCCTGAATACTCATCACCAATCGACATCGTATTAAGCATGTCGTATGGCGTGGCATCCATTGCAAATGCTGCTTCCTTTTTAGATTCAGGAATTACACCAGGCAATGGCTCATATCGCTCGAAGTGAGCATATTTCTTTTCCTCACCTGATGCGGAGGCCTTTTCTAAATCAATATCTTTAATCCTGAACGGTTGTTTTCCGACAGGCTGTTGTGTTTTTTTACTCTTGCTCATCGGAGTATCTCGTCTGGAATGTTAAACAGAAGGCCAGCATTAACTTTCATCTCAGTGATGGCATCCATCATTGGATCCAACTGGTCATCATGTGTATTAAAATCAGGGTTTATTGATTCCATCTCCACAAGGAAATCACTAACAAATGGTTTGTCAGCAGGTAATTTTATATAACCTGACTCAATGAACCCTTGCGTATCCATCAGTCGAGTGTATTTATCTTTATCTCGCTGAATTGCCTTTATGGGACATAAGGCATCTTTTCGTATACTTTGAATTAGTCCTGTACCTGATGCCTTATCCTCCACCGCCATATGCCTTAGTGAACCGTTCCTTATGGATTTGCACGAATTCCAAAAAGCGACAGCTCTGCGCTTCAACTCGTCAGCTTCCCACTTGCCACGGATCATATCTATCAAATACATGTAGCCATCCATGCCAAGCCCCCAATGCTCAAACACAGAGAAGTCATTAACTTCTTTGGTTTTCTGGGCGGTATCACCATAAACAGCACGCCACTTAAGAGGTGGAAGCTCTTTATACTCACCAAACCATTCAGATTTGATTAACCCGCCACCTTTTGCTGTGGGTCGTTGCTGATACAAGGCATTCCACACTAATGAGCCGCGTTGCTTTGCTTTATCAACAAATGATTGAGGCATACGCTCAGGGAATAGGATTTCACCTGGCTTTCTAAGTCTGTATTTCTTACCGTTAAGTTCGTGAACCTCGTGTTTTTCGGCCTCCATAGGAAAGCTAACAACTCTCCATTGCTCTCCGCCTTCCTCAGCCTTTTTAAGTAATTGCCCAGCTAAGTCGTCTTTATGCCAGCGAGTAAGGATAATGATTATCCCGTTTATCTTTGGATCGGCACGAGTAAAGAATGTGGTGTCATACCAGTCGATTACTGCCTCTTGGTATGTTGGGGATGATGCTGTTTTGTAGTCCTTGGCGGGGTCATCGATAATGCCGATATTCATACCCTGACCAGTGATGCCGCCATTAACGCCAGCAGCGCGATACGAGCCACCTTGAATATCACCTTTGGAGTTGATTATTTCCCATAACTCAGCAGTGCGTATTGCACCACCAGCACCTGCTCGACTAAGAGTTAGGTTGGTTTCAGGGAATATTTCATTGTACCGAGGTGATGTTATTATTCGCTGCGTATCGCGGGACATCCGATTGGCTAAATCTGACGAGTAAGAACACGCAATTACATTCCAGTTCGGATGCTTACCTAGAACATACGCAGGAAATCTCCTTGAGGCTGCCTCACTTTTGCCCGAACGTGGCGGAGCGAATATCATCAATCGAGGCATTAACCCCGCTTCGGCATCCTTCAGGAACTGATCTAACTCCGCAAAGAGAAGCTCATTAAACCAGCCGGTCTCATAAATAGGGTTTGTGTATAACGTGAAGTCTAAGAGGTTGTTTTTAGCTCTCTCAATTTGTCGTTGCTTGAACGCCTCAAGAGTCTGTAAGTTTCTCGTCGAGCTGCGACCTGTTTCTACCATGCCCCAACTCCTTTAACCTTTCCTCTAATTCTTCGTTGGTTATATCTGCGTATTGGATAGCTCCGCCATCTTTACCCGTGATCTCGTGATCTTGTTTGTCGCGCCACTTATCTCGCTGCCTGTTCTTTAGCCAGAATATTGCTGCTGTCGTATCAGGCGGATAATGTTTCTCTATCTCGGTCTTTACTATCTGACTATCAATAACCTTGATATCGACATCAGGAGCAACGTAACCACATGCTCGATTAAATAGCCTTTCAGCTACATCAGCATCAGCTAATTTCTTGCCCTTTTTTATGGACTCAAAAAACTCAATTTGCTCTTTCTTCCAGTTATTGATTGTCTGTTCTGTAACCTCGAAGAAATCAGCTAATTCTTTATCCGTAGCACCAAGCAAACACAACTTTCTCGCCTGCTCTGCATACTCAGGTCGGTAAGTAGATGATTGCCCTTTATTACCGACCGCATTCTTATTGCCTTTAGGTGCGGCCATATCCATTCCTTAAATAAAAAAGGCCACTAGGGCCTATTCATGTGATGCAACTTTTAGTGCATCGGTAATTTATTGATTTACAAGCAAAGCTCAATTTTTAGCCTACGCCGCCAATCTGTGTATTTCATCGATTAATGGCTGCTTGTGGTTTTTATTGAACAAACCTTTTAATGACTCTTTCCGTTGTTCAAAATCCCACCCCATAGAAATGAATACAGTATTAGCTCTTTGTAGTTCTGTTATTGCATGAATTTGTTGGTGTGAAAGATAGTCGCGAATAGGATCTGTTTTTCCGATGTCATTGTCTTTTCTGAATTTAGCTGATGACACACCCAGCACGATGCGATTGATTAAGTCAGCCTCGTTACTGAAATGATAATGCGCTGGTTCTTTCCCTTCTTGAATTTTGCTTTCTTTCACAGCATCGGTCATCGGCTTATATTCCATTCGAGCAATGTTGCGCTCTATTTGAACTTTAGCCTCTCTCGCTGCTTTTTCACGGAACTGAATAAAACTATCAACTAGTCTAACTTGCCCATCCCTTGCTTTCTCTCCACCAATAAACGGCATCGCGATCAGAAACCCGCGCTCAGTTAGTTCATAACAAGGGAGTTCTTTTTTCTGTTTAGTAACATAAGAGGAGGCTCTGAAATCGGAGGCTCCTAAATGTTGAGATGCAATTAATGATTCAATACTATTCATCACTCGGAAGTGATCTCTTCCAAACTCATTAGCGATGACGTCTGTTGTTACTACTGGTTGATTACCTGATTTCTTGATTAAGTGTTTCATAGTTAGTTCCTTTTAGAGATGAACCTTGCGCCCAGGAGTAACCAGCCCAAAGAGGGTTAACCAGACCACTACTGATTATCCTCAAGGCTCATCCTGAAAGGTTCTTTGGTTTATGTGTGTCGGGCGTGACACTAAATTTGCACGCTATACATCTATTGGTGCTGAATTGAATAAATCCTTACAACTGATCGCAACCATCATCACGTATCACTACGTTAATCAGGTCGCTTCTAGTCTGTTCCTAGCGGTCAAGATAGGGATCGACCTCCTTAATGGATAAACGACTTATGTAATTGCTGATATATATATTTACTTAAGCTATACTAAGTAGCTATCGCTACACTTTAATTGATATCTTGTTAGTATTGCCCAGCCTCCCATGCTGGGCTTTTTTTTTATTCTTTTGGAATGCTTTTATCCAGCTCTTCACGGAATTTAACTGGATTATCTGAACCTTCTACTGCCATGATATTTCTCCATTAAAAAGCCCCGCTATTGCGATGCTCGTTGTTGTTCAATTTCCCGTATTGCTTTCTTGCAACAGGTGCTCAGCTAGCTTTATCGAGAAATAATGTGCGTATTTACTACCAGTAGGGTCATATTTATATTCAAGAGGCTCGCTCTCTTTCATGAACAGTTCTATTTTTGATGCTAGCGCTTCTTTATCTTCATTCATTGAGTGCATTCCGTTCTAATGTAATCCTGCAAGCCAAGTATCACTTGCTCTGACTCTGCAATTCGCTCTCTGAGTAACCAATAATTTCTGATAGCGGTGTCAGTAGGTCTGGCGGAGTTTGCATTAACCAAGCTGGTGGTGGGAGTGGCTGAGGCTTTAGGACACTCTGCTTTGATATACACCCGCTCAGGAGCACGCTTACTAATATCACGTAGCTGATCAATTTCTTTTCTTGCATGAACAAGTTCCTGTAAATGTCGATTATCAAGTTGATTAAGCCGATTTATTCTTAATTGATAATCTTTATTTTCTGCAATCTGCTGAATAAGAGATTGATTAATATTGTCGTATTCCTGTTGCAAAGATTTGTTTTTATCAATTAACCAGAGTAATACTATTCCTAAGCATAAAATCGCTATTAGCATTATTTTTGATAAATAATTCATAGCATCAACCAGGCATCTTCAAAAACTTTCTCTGAATAAGGTTGATAGCCAAGTTCAATATTGACAATAGCAACTGCTAAAGGAATGGTGATATTTTTTAATTGTGTATTAATTGGGTTGTTAACATCAATACCAATTTCTTTTGATGCTCGGCTAATATAGCCTGCTGTATTATTTTCGTTAGGTGGAGCAAAACGATTAATAATCGTTCTAATGGTATTTAAACCATATTTTTTTTGGTAAGTTTGTAATAATTTGTAGATAGCTCGTATACCATATTCAGGTGAAATAAATTGACAAAAATCTTTATCTGTTTGCTGTGCTGATAGTCCTTGCCATTTTGAACCGTGTCGAATATTGCCCGGATTGTTATTGCGTTCACCGCGTGCTGGTCTAGTCATTTCTTACCCCCTGTAAATTTATCCCAGAAGAAGTCCAATGCTAAAGAGCCAGCGGAACCACATAAGCCAGCCGTAAATAACGTGTAGTAGAATGAGGCGTTAAGCTCTATTGATATAAGACCCCCCATCATTCCAGCAAAGCCAGATACGAACATTTGCATAATTGCTCCTACCCAGCTCCACCGATAACCATTACGTTTATTGTCAATAATGTATCTAGCCAATCCGCCGTATAGGGAGATAGCGAATATGACACCCCATGCGGTGGCACTGAATTTGTCTTTCTCGTCCATTCGTGTCATACCGCCTCCTTTCTGGAGGAATTAGTTAATAGAACGCCGACTCACAGCTCTTGTGTGAACGTGAGGTGTTGTGATTGATTCTGTGGTCGGCATATACGAAACCATTTCGAGCATATTCTCGACATGGTAGAAATGAAAAAGGCCACCGAAGTGACCTTTTATATTTGAATAATATTAATAGCGTGATTTAAACCATTTCATTGGTCGCTCACCAGCCTTCTCCGCCCACTTATTATACTCATTCACAAGCGCAGTGAGTTCATCATTAGCCATTTCAAACTCTTTTGATTTTTGATGAAACTCTTGAATATCTACCTCGTGAACCCTTTCGTACGGGTTAGGGTCTGGACAGTATTTTTCTGTCATTCCTTTGAATGCATTGTCACGCTTGCGAGCCGCATCTGCAATCTTAGACCTTAAGTGATGGCAGCGACCTAGAGCTTCGAAATCTATTTCAGTCATAAATGTATAATCCTTATTCATAATTAAATTGCGCATTAATTATGCCCTCTATACTGAAAATACAAATCATTAAACCTTGAACGAAAAAAGACCGCCTAAGCGATCTTATGAATGTGACTTACTTCAAGCATCTAAATAAATATAAAGTAAAACACTTTACATATAAAGTAAAACGCTTTACTATATATTCATGCAAACAAGGATTAAGGAATAAAAAATGATTATTACTCACGCAAGCTCTGAAAGAATTACTGAGGTTAAGGATTTTGTTGATTATGACCTTCCATATAGAGGTTGCCTGTTTTTTGGGGAGGAAGACAATAGCTACAATTTAACCAAATGTAATTTCAAATATAACTTAGAAGTTGAAAACGTAATCCGCACTAAACGTTTTTTCTACGAACACGACACAAGCGAAGATGCTGTTCAAGAAGTTTTCAATATGATGCGTGATGGAATTTCAGCTCTATTTGACGCAGAAGACAGTGTGTTGGCTGATTTACTGGATGAAACAACAAGCATTTATGACGATATGGAATTCGATGGGGATTGCGCTTATATAGATTGGTCTATCCAGCAATTCCAAGGCATCTTGGCTCATAAGTTAGGTTATGACTGCGCTGAGTCATTTGACGAGCAAGGCACTGTTTATATCGCATACTGCGTTAATCGTAAATTACAAGAAGTAGAGTGCTAATTATGACGCTACAAGAATATATAAAATTGCATTACAACGGGAACAATGCGGAATTCGCCAGAGCTTGCGAAGTAAAGCCACAACAAATCACGCAGTGGATAAATAAGGGGTTTATTGTTGTAGATAATCAACTATATAGCCCACGCAGGGGGCTGCCTCCAGTCAGCTGTTCTGAATAACCGAACATGTGAACTTGTAAGGATTACTTACATGTTGGAATTATGCCCGTTTCGTGGGCTGACGGCATGGAACGTTACTCATGCACCGGTCGGGATTTACTAAGGCGATATGCCCGTTGTTACCCGTATTCAATTATTCCCTCGAATTCGGGGGAATTAAAATGGTGGAATTACACCAGATTAGATAACAAAAAACCCCGCCGAAGCGAGGTCTTGAATTCTTTTAACGTTAACGAAATGGCAATAACCCATCGTTAGAATCACGATAGCCCATCTCCGCCAAAAGATCAACTTATTTCTATTTACAAGCTAATTTATGTATTAATTTTCTCTTTTTGTTACATTTTGCAGAACTTTTTCTGCGTTAGCCTCTTCCTTAAAGCATTCCTGAATCAACATCTCGTAGAATGGTTTAAAGTTTCTACGCCAGGTTGTTTCTGGCAGTGCAAACAATTGTGAGCATATCTCTCGCCTAACATCTTCTGCCGGCAATCTTGAGTAGCCACGACCTGAACACTTAGGGCAAGTTTTAAAAACTGGAATTCCTTGTTTTTTCGTTTCCACCTTATCCAAAGTTTCACCTCTGCCATTACATCGACACGAATGACTCACTTCACCTTTCCCATTACAGGTTTTGCAGATCACCTTAGTTTTTTCTCTAACCTCCCTGTATTTTGAATAGTCAGATGGAGTTATTTTAACTCCCATTTTCTTGCTGAATTTAATAATCTCTTTAGCTGCAAAGTGAGTGTGCTGTTTAGTGGTAAATACCTCTACCTCAATAAACCCACCGTCACAATCAGGGCATGCCTTTTTACTGGCTGCACTTCTTGCATAATCCTGAAATGCATAATTTGCGAGTATTTGCAGAAGTGTTCCTCTATCATTCTCACTAAGTTTTCCAATAGCACTATATTTGTGAGCCTGAGTTATTGCATATTGATGAATGCTCTCCACTGCTTCAGTTGGTTGATTGATCCCTTGTTTCGCCAAAAACAACTCAATCCCCATTCTCGCTTTAGAGGTCGCCAAACCAAGCGAGGCCATTACATCAGTGATTGTTAGATTATCAGTCGCTGTTGCAGATGGAGAGTCACTAAACATAATGCTTTTTGGTGAAAAATATTTTGGTAAATCTGCAAGTCTCATCTCGCCTCCGGTAATACTGTGTGATAATCATCATTCTCGGTTGTATATAAAACCCTGACGCCATCCATCAGCCCGCATAATACTTCCATGCATTCAGCAATCTGAATTATGCAAAAGTTAACTCGACCGCCAGATTGAGATTTTAAATATCTTGCTTCTTCAATAGCTGCGATTAAGTCAGTGAACATCTTTCAGCTCCTTTACCGTTCTATACTTAGATGCGAATATGTAAGCTCTTCTTTTTGCTTTTGCTATCCGTATATTTCGCCTATACCTGAGGTAGTTGTAAGGAATCCAAACAAACAATAAAATCCCCCAAGTTATAACTGCAAACCATGCATCAGGAGTCATTCTTCAGCTCCCATATCATGATATCTAATGAGCCATGAGTAACCTTTTCACCTCGACGGATCCGCATATCATCAATCTGGCTATCATCTACCCAAAATTCGGCGTGAGTTAACGAATCGAAAACCGCTTTAGGCAAGTTATCGAGGTCTCTTTGTCGTTTATCTGGGGGATTTGCTGTGATGACTATTTTGATGCGGGAAGTGGTTTTGACGTCTAATTTATGTTGCTTGATGTAATCTGTTACTTGCTTTCGATAGTTAGTGCCTTTTGATGAGATGTAATGCCGTCCTCTACAATGCCTCCAGTATGTATTATTGCTCGGTGGCCACGGTAGTTTTAAGTGATACTCATTCATACCTTAATCTTACCCTCCTTGATGAGAATATCCTGAGTACGAATAATGCCTTCTAAGTGACATTGCTTTGCGTATTCAGCATCGACGTAGTGAGTACGTCTATCTGATTCATCGTGACAAGCACTACACGCCCAAGCGCCAAAAATATCATTAGGCTTTATCCCGGTACCGCAAATGCCAGACATTCGATAATGAGCTAAGACGACAGTTTCAGAATGACCATTGCAGACACCAGGTATTCTTATTTGACATTCACGACCTCGAGCTTCTTTTCGTAAGTTCGCCATACATCACCCCAAAATAACTCCAAGAATTAACATGGCGATAAACCATATTGCGACAAATTTTCCATAGCGTAATAAATTGGCATTAAGCATTGGCTCAAGCTCCTTTTGTGGTTTCTTTGGATACTTATGTTTGTGTTTATATTTACTGCGATACCTCGGCATCTCCCTCTCCTTTGATTTTATCCATCACTTCCAAATGAGCGTATTCATCAGCACACTGGGCACACACGTAAATTTCATCATCTGTTAGCTGTCTATTGCATGACATGCAGTTCATTGCGAACTCCTTTGAGTAACGAGTCTATTTTCATCAACATCGGATTACCCATACCAGCTACATTTGCTTTATCGACAAATGACAATCCACACATAAAATCATCCAGCACTTTTCTGGGTTTCTTTGCTTCAACTTTCTTTGCTTTTGGGAAAAGTGGAAGGTTAGCAAGTCGCTCTTTTTCAAACTGACTTCTCAGTCGAGTGATTGCATCGTCTGTAACTGCATAGTTATTAATTGGGCGAGTGCGTTTACGGCTCTTCGTTTCAACATGCTCTACACACTGGAATGCAAGTAACTTTCTTAGAATCGTTCCGGTTCTTGCGGGTGTTAAACCTGTTACCGCTGAAATAGTGTTGTGATTAAACGAGATAAATTCACGACCAACCACTATCACCCGCGCATAAGTCCTGTATTGTTCTTCGGTCATAATCACTTCCTGTTTAAGTTATGGCGGTTAATATGCTCACGGCGACTTTCTTCGATAAATCGAACCAACTTCTGAGCTTCTTCTAACTTCTCGTCGTATTGCTTTAGCTTTTCTTCTGGTGTCATTTTCCAGTCTCCATCTCGCTAACCATCCGTTCCATATACCAACGAGCCTTTTTCAAATCTTCGACTGGGTTAATTTTCTTTTCGTATCGCCAGACATACTTTTGAATATTGCCCTTGAGATAGCCCAGAAACGCCTCCTTGGTCATACTGGCTTTTATGGCATCGATGCATTCAATATCACCTGATGCGTAGTGTAGAGGGTTATTTACGTTATCTGTCACTTTCTCGACCTCCGCTTCTTCGCTACTCGGTTTATCTTTGCGTGACCAGTGATGCGCTTGGTTGATGTTGGGTAGTTGTACCAGTAGCTATTACGATTGATAGCCCATATGGCGCTCTGTGATGCTAATGACGCCATAACGAGTGCCATTTTTGATATGATGTTCATTGCTCTTGTTGCTCCTTGAGTTTCATGTATTCGCTGTCATTCGGGATGATGATTGGAATGCCTTTTTCAATGCACCACGCTTCGTGTTTCTCCATCATGATGAGCATCCGTGCTTTATCCATCCTGCTAGTTTTCTCGCGCTCTCCGTTTTCATCACGACCAAACCAGTGACCGACAAAATACTCATGCGTTTCTTCGTTAGTGATAGGCTTTGATAGAACGACTTCACCAGCACCATTTTTAATATCAATGACAACACCACGCGCACGTAGCCAGTCGCCTGTGGTTTCTATCCACATTCGCCATGTTTTGTTCATTGGTATTGTTCTGAGTTCACGCCATTCGGTGATTTTGATTCGGTACCGCTTACCGGTTTCTGTTACTTCTGAGAGGGTTTTGAAAATGCCTTTGAGGTTGGATTTGTGGAGACAGATATCATTTGTCAATTACATCTCCTTATCGCTCACTGTTAGCTCTCCTGTTCCATACTGCTATCGCTTCCACTTCTGACGGTTGCGCCATGCTTCGATATTCACAACAATGACAAATTACAAACCACATTGGGTATTTTAGTTTTTTGGCGACACCAACTTTTGTTGATTCACATTCAGGGCATTTCTTGAGTTCGTTCATGCTATTTGTCCTGTGGTGGCTCTGGCTTTTCTGGTAAATTCATCCAATGTGTGACCATGTAAACTTCACCATCCATATCCTGCATTCCTTCATTTTCACCAGATTCAGCATTTTGAAACTTTTGGATATTGCCTTTCCACCATGCAGTAGTCCGACCATGAGATCCGAATGTAAAATATTTACCATCTCCATCAGGTGTTCGCTCATTTCTATTAACCCAATTAGTTCTCTGCATTAGATGCCTCCTGCTGGCTTGAGGTAATCTTTAACTGATGAATTTCAAGCCTAAATAGTCTCGTCATAACTTTTTCACAACGATATGGTTTATGTAATTTGCGATTATAATCAGGTTTTTGGCTACTACTTTTAACGTATTTTAATTTCCTGCGTGACCGTTCATCGGAATAAGCCCACAGGAGATCTTTATAACTAGTTCCTTTCATCACTCAACACCTCTAATTAATATTGATATTCTTGGTGCAAAACTTAAACACCCACCTGATTAGATATGTCATCACTAACGCCTGAACAATCACTATTGGTAATGCCCTTAGATAAACATGAAGATTAAACTCGCCTAATTTATCTATCGCGATTAAAAGCGATACCGAACACCAAGCAATGAGTTGAAATAGAAATGTAAGAATGTTGCTACTAAATACCCTGACGAGTGCCTTCTGATGCCATTTCATCACTCAACACCTCGCTTAATCGCCATAACTAATTTTTAAACTTCCTGATATGGCAACCACTGCTAAAAGTAACCATCCCCAACCTGATTTTTCGTGATACATCAGAAATGCAACAGATAAAAATCCAGTAATCGGTACTAGCATGAAAAACAATGTGCCTAAAATATCTCGTAAATATTCCATCTAAAAATCCTCTTGCGTGTTAAGCAACTTGCTTTCTTGTTCGGTAGCTATCCCATGTAAAAGCCAGCGTACACCCACCGCCGTCATTCATTCTGTCAATAACTCGCTCGCCAATGAATGCGCCTAATTCTTCTCTGGTTTGGTTGCTGATTAGAATTGTTGGTTTCATCTTCTCGTAACGAGTATTGATGATTTCAAATAGGATCAGCTTTTCCGCCTCAGTGCCGAATTGCACACCAACTTCATCAATGATTAACAAATCTGGTTTTGTATAAATCCGAATAACTTCGAACTCTGTTTCAGTAGAATTCTTACTCCAAGTGGATTTAAACTTTCTTGCAATCCGCAAGGCTGTCGTGAATAGCGCAGAATTCTGATAATCCTCAACGACACTTTTCGCTATTGCTAATGCCAGATGATTTTTACCAGTACCAGGCTTTCCGCACATCACTAAACCACCGCCATTTTTTAGGCGATCTTCCCATTTTTTAACGTAGGCTTTGCAGACATTGAGATTGTATTGAGCGTCCTTGTTCACAGCCTCGTAGTTATCCAATGTGCAAGATTTAAAGCGCTCTGGAACATGAAGTTCATCAAGGAGTTTCTCTGTAAGTTTCTTCTTGAAACGCATGTCATAATCACGCTGTTCGATCTTCAAAGCTTCCAGCTCTTCCATGAGGCAATGTGGGCAAGGTGTTGGTCGTGATGGAATTGATATCGCGGTTTTACTTGAGCGAGTTCTGGCTTGATATGCGCCATGCTTAGAGCAGGTTAATTCAACAATCGTTACTTCGGTGTTAGGTATTTCTGCTGGCGGTTTACTTAGATTTTCAAGTTGCCTTTCGATTTGCTCGATTTTGTCTGATAGGTTCATGATTTAATTCATCCATGTTGGCGCATCCGTTTTACCGTAGTCCTTGGATGCAAAATTCTCGTTTACAGCTCGCTTAGGTGGCGTGGCTTTCCATGAATTACCGGAATTTTTGTTTTGGTAATTTAACTTCTGGCTTGCAGTGATAAACCAGTTTTTAGGCTTAGCGGCTCTGAACTCGATATCTAGTCGTTTTAGCTCATGCACCAAGTCGATGTTTGAATACAGCGATTGCCATTCAGCAAAGTCTTTGTGGTTTAAGCGGATCACTTCTCCCTCGAATGCATACTTGCTAGACATTTGGTGAATACTTGCAGATTGATTTTCTGGCTCACTAGGACAAGCCGTGTTTTCGGCTTGGGTGTTATTAGGAATCAGGTTAAGGGAATCAGGAATCAGGTTAAGGGAATCAGCAGGATTTGTTGTATGCCCTTCTGATTCTTGCACTGTGCTTGCATGGTGCTTTTCTGGTGCTCCTTTTTTTTCAGTAGGTTGCATTACTTGTTCTGGTATTTCACTAGCCGCTTCTTTTACGTGAGGGTTCTGATGTTTCTTCCAGTTATTAATCTGAATAAACTCATTTCCATCTACTGCATATCTGGTAATAAAGTTTTTACTGTGTAGTTGTGCGAGTAATTTTTCACAATCAACGTCATCGTATGGCAAAACCATTGCTTTAATTTTACGTGGCTTATCTTCTAAGCGACCTTCTCTATCTGCAATAGTCCATAAACCAACGAATAGGATTCGTGCAAATGGATCACATTCAGCAAGGTCATCATTAGTAAAAAAGCCTGGTTTAATATTTCTTGCTCTAGCCATTAGAAAGGCACCTCCGATCTGTTTGCTAATTCAGGGTTGTGTTTCTTCCATTCCTCTAAGTTTTGACCTATTAAGCTTTGCACTAAATAAGCTGTACCCTCTTTGAAGTAGAGGGCATGAGAGGTGTTAAATCTCTTCGAGCAAAGGTGAACAGCAAGTCTTATTAATCTTTCTGCTGTGGCAACTTTGCAACCAAAAACACTAACGTTAAGAGAGTCAAATAACTCTCCAAGATGTAATTTATCTAGACTTTCAGTGCATATGATGTCGTATGAGTCAGCTAACACTTCAACTTTATCCCCGACTCTCGCAATGCAGACTTCCTCACAAGTTTCAATAATTTCTTCTAAATCACATTTAAAGAACTCTCGAGACTCATTTATTCTGTATTTGTCCAAATAGTCATGAACGGTGGACTCATCATTACTAGGAGATTCAGAGTAAAAAGATGCTTCAACTTTAAATTTGTCTGGAACACCAGTTGCGGAGGATAGCTCTTTAGCTCTGTTTTCTGGCGAGATAGTTGTCATGCCAACTTTATATATGCCCGGCATATACTCATTGCTCAGAATATAAACCCAACCCTCGACCCTGAAGTTAGTTGGAAGAGTTTCGGTCTTAGATACTTCACGGTTGAATTTCATTTCACCCAAGTGACCAACGCTCATACCTGACAACCTCCATGTCTTTGTTTCTTTGTTAATTTCATATATAATTACTCCATTAATTAACTGTATCAGCAAAAGGAAAGCTAAAAATCAGCTTCCCTTTAATACTGGTTATTGATACAGTGTATTTGTTAAGTTAAATGGTTAAGTCCATTTGTTGAGAAGCCTCACCATTCGCAGTGGTTGAGGTTTTTCTTTTTGGTGCTTTGATATGCTCAAGCATTTGAATTAGCGCTCTAGCCTCATCACCTTGCAATATCACTGTGTCATCTGGTGTCTCATACCCAATAGCAACTAAAAGCCTTGCACAACGTTGTATGAAGCTTAATTGCGTTTTAGATTGTTGAGATTGCCAGCGAGATATTTGTGATTCGTGAATACCCGTTCTTTTCGCTACTTCTCTAGCGCCAGTAACAAGTATCCCTTTCATGATTTTTGATTCGATTTCTCGAAATTTGCGTTCGTTTGATAGTTCCATTTGTTAAATTCCTTCTTAGATTACTTCCCATATTGGGAACAGCAGTAATGATCCGTGGCTCATTCCATATGAGCGGATTGTTTGCTCTGAGAATTTACTCTGAGCGGGTTAGCAATGTTAAAGAGCGGGTGAATCAGTGAAAAATGTCTGGGTATAAAACTTCTTTAGATAATCCGGTAGCCATCATAAATTCACGCATTTTTGTTCTTGGTAGAGAACCACCGTTCTTTTTAATGGCTGAAATTCGCTGAGGTGTTAAGCCAACCTTTTTCGCAAGGTCTTTTTGCTTTCCACCTACTGCGCTTACTGCGATATCAATTGGTGTTTGCTTTTCCATTAAGTATAACTCCATGTTTATTTATCAACATAATGTTAATCATTATCGAGCCATAAATCAACATAAAGATGATTGGTTTAAGTAAACAAAATGTTTATCTTTGTGTTCGGAGGTTCGTATGGAACTTAGAGATCGAATTAATTACTTGCTAAAAGCTGAAAATCTAAAGCAAAAGGACTTAGCTGAGAAACTAAACGCCAGTGCGCAAACAGTTAATAACTGGCTAAAAAGAAACTCAATTAGCAGGGAAGCAGCGCAACAGATTAGTGATATTTTTGGTTATTCACTTGATTGGTTACTGATTGGGAAAGGTGAACCGAAAATAAAAAATATTGGACAATCAGAAATACCTGATGAAAACAAATTTATTCCTCTTCGAGTTTGGGATAGTCTAACACCTCTTGAGGCAGATGAAGTTGAGGTTCCTTTTTTGAAGGATATAGAATTTGCTTGTGGTGATGGATCGTTTACAGACACTGATTACAACGGATTTAAACTAAGGTTTTCTAAAGCAACAATGCGGAGGATTGGAGCCAACAGTGACGGAGAGGGTGTAATTTGCTTCCCAGCCAGAGGGGATAGTATGGAGCCTGTTATATTTAATGGCACTACTGTTGCTGTAAACACTAGAGATAAGAAAATTGTTGATGGTAAAATTTATGCGATAAATCAAGGTGGGCTAAAAAGAGTAAAAATGCTTCATCAAACCACGCCTAAAACATTAACAATTCGTAGCTTCAATAAAATTGACTACCCAGACGAAGAAGTTCCAATAGAGGCAATAGAGATCATCGGTAGAGTTTTCTGGTGGTCTGTGTTAGACATCTAATCAACATTACCAAATGAAGCCACTTAACAAAAGTGGCTTTTTTTATGCCAAAAATACACCTCTCATACACCACATGTTTATTTGTACAAAATAAATACCTTTAAAAATCAACACAAAATCAACTTTTCCAGAAAATAAATCAACATAGAGTTGACTTTAAAATCAACATAATGTTTAATTAACTCATCGAAGGCAAGGAGCCATAGATAAACAGGATGTTCGCTCTTTTACAATTAGGAACGCTCAGAATAAATTTTCAGAGCAACCACTGAGTGGTTTTTGGGGTGCGGTAGCTCGCTGTGAATCGGAAGTGAACTATTCGCGATAGTCATTACGATTGCAATACGCCGTCAAGTGCATGCGGAGTGCGCACGATGCAAGCAGACTGACCGCCAAAGCTTAGGGCGCCATATGTGAAGTATGGAGATAGCAAGTAGATTGCCCGCACCACCAAAGATTACTTAGGAGGAAAATATGGCAACAATAACTTTTAAAGAGAACTCAAAAATTCGCAGACGCAGAAAGCAAGGTGAGTTTTTGGCTCGAAAAATAGCTATGAAAAGTCGCTCAGTGGAAGAAATATGGGATTCGATATTTGGCGTTGAGAAACCAGAACGCCCTGTTCTATCTCTCAAGCCAACAAAGCATTATCCAAGTGGAGATAACTGTTGCTTACCTAATGTAGCAGTATTTTCAGGAGTTAAAACAAAACAGCCAAGCAGTGAGTTCGGGGTTACGGCGAGATAAAGCCCACGGATGGGCTAACATCACAAACCAAATTTGCTCTTAGCCGCTTCCATAAATAATGCAGCTGCGATTCCGGCATTAGCAAACACTGTATCAACTAATTTACCAACAACAGCCTCAGAACCTTTTTCTTTTACCAGTGAAAGCAGAGATTTTTTATCCTCTTCAGGAATGTTAGCTGATCGGATCATTGTCTCTAGATTATCAATGGTGTTTTGGTGAATCTTAATTGTTACTGTATTTATTTGGTTTCCTACTGTGTCCATGTTTGCATAATCAACTCCCGCAGCGGTTAGTGACATGCTTCCGGTGTTAAATCCATAGCCACCGCCAATGCCAAACCGAATCGCGTCGTGGTTAATCAATCCAATATTGACTAAGTAACCAACATCATTAGCTAATTGATCCATTCCAAGCTTGTCTACAAGTTCTTGAAACTTTTCGTCGCTGATGGGATGCATTAGCCTTTCCCTGTCATTCATCATTCGAATAATCATATCGTGTCTCTCTAAAAGAGTTGCCATGTGGTTTCCTTTTCTTTGCATTGGGGTGATTAAATTATACACAAATTTCTTGCGTTGGGGAATGTAAGAACCACCTCGCCTGACGTGGTTAAAAGCAGGCATAGTTAACTAATTACAGTCCATTCTGTGGGCTGTGGTGAGTTGATTAATAGATAGGAGATAGAGATATGTGTGATTGTTTTACAAAATTAGGCGCTGACATGAAAAGTCGCATTAAAGCAAAACTACCAGAAGGTGCAAGCCTACAGTCTTCTGGTTGGAAACAATCAGGATTATTTATGTCTGGCGGCGTCATGTCAGTTAATTATTTCATTGAATACAACGCCAGTTATCAGGAAGTCAAAAAGGACGGTACACCGAAAGCCCGCCTAACAAAGCAGGATTTCCCCGTTGCGTTCTCATTCTGCCCTTTCTGTGGCGTGAAATGTGAAAGTAACTAGCATCGTATTTAGTTAATAACGGAGAGAGTATGACAGATAAAACAGAAGTTAAAGAATTGATGTTGGCTGATATTTCTTTTAGAGATTACGTTGCGACTGAAGCAATGGCTGGAATCCTTGTCAATACAGCAAGAAATGGCTATGAGTTTGACAGGACGAATGAAATAGCAGACAAGGCTTATGAGCTGGCAGATGCAATGTTAAAGGCGCGGGGGTGATATGAACGAAAAATATAACAAAGGAGTTAAGCCTGTTAATACGAAAGAGGCTAAAAAACTCAATCATGAGTATCAAGTTAAACGCCTAATTGCTAAAGGCCACACAAAGAAGTTTGCCCGCCAACAAGTTAAACGAATCAAATAGTCAGCAGTAACCCACCACTTAATCATTCATATCGCTATTAATAGTGAGGAATACGCACATAAGGAACATAGGAAATGGCAAATGAATTAGTCGTAATTGAACAGGCTACAGCGCTAGATTTGTTTACGGCACCAGAAAAAGTAAATCAGATGCTAGAGCACATTAAATCTCTTGCAGAAGAAGAGCGTAAAGAACTCGACAGTGATTTCTCAGTAGCTAAAAACAGAAAGGCTTTTGCATCTCTGGCGTACAAGGTCGCTCAAACAAAAACGTATATCGACAAGGAAGGTAAAGCAGTTGTCGATAAGTTAAAAGAGCTACCCAAAAAAGTTGATGCTAATCGCAAGATATTTCGTGACGAGCTAGATGCATTAAGCACAGATATTCGCAAGCCACTAACAGAGTGGGAAGAACAAGAAAAAGCTCGTGAAGAAGCTGAAGCGCTTAAGAAGCAAATCGAGCTTGACCACGAAGAAGCTCTGCAAATGAACGAATTGTTTGATTTACGCAAAGCCGAAGAAGAGCGCAAACGCATTGCTCGTGAAGAAGAAATGAAGCGACAAGCTGCAGAACAAGCAAGGCTCGAAGCTGAGCGTAAAGCACAGCAAGAAATTGAAGCAGCAGCACGGCGTGAGCGTGAAGCAAAAGAAGCAGCCGAACGTGCAGAGCAAGCAGCGAAAGAAGCCAAGGAAAAGGCAGAGCGTGATGCTAAAGAAGCTCAGGAACGAGCTGAACGTGAGAAGCAATTAGCTATCGAAGCTGAGCGTAAGAAAGCGCAGGAAGCAGAACAAGCGCGATTAGCAGAAGAAGAACGTAAGCGTCAAGAAGAGGCTAAACGTCAGGCTGATAAGGAGCATCGTCGCAAGTATAACCAAGAAACCTTACAGGCATTAGTAAGTAACGGATTTGATGAAAAATTAGCAACTGAATTTATTAAGCTAGTTGCAAGTAAACAAATCCCTCACATGACAATGAACTACTAATACCCACCGCACCAACACCAGATAACCACCCTATCGCTCACCTAGCGAGGTAAAAATGAAATCAGAATATTACATCACTATGCGTGATTGCATGGCGGTGCGTATCACTACGCCTCAAGCACGTAAAAATAAACGTACAAGCCCATGGTTATTCAGTTTATCCGTGGTCATTGTGATGACTGTTGGCGTAATACCGACATTTGTAAGTTGAGGTGATTATGCGAATTTCATACAGCTACTCGAACGGAACTCGGGTAATTCACGATAAAACAGTCATGGAATTTGACGAAAGTAGCAAGCTCAGTATTGAGGCAGGAAGCTTCAGTGAGCTGGCTAAATTAACGGAAATCGACTCGGTTGAGGCAATGGAATATGTGCTCGATTGTGACGATGAATCGCTTGAAAGGATTATCAATGCGGTAGGCAAGGAAGCCTTTATTAACAGGATATTGCGAGTTTCTAAGCTAAGGAGGGTTGCGTGAATCCTTATCATGAACTTGACGCAATCGAAGAACGAAGACAGGAAGAAACATCATGGATTGATGCAAAGGATGCTGAGCTAAGTAATGTCGCATTTAGCGTAGTTGATGGACTACCAAAGGATATTACCAGTCAATGGAGTGACAGCGTTTTCGATATGACAATTGATAGTCTTTACAAGGAGTTAAAGAACTATCAAGAACGTAGGAGGATATCGTGACAAATGCAGTTCAAAAAATATATGAGGTTGTAAATCCTCTTAAAAATGAGTTCGAACAAGTGTGTAGTGAGCCAAGCATAGCATTCAAAAGGGAATCTGAATTTGCCATGCAAATATTCGCGAACAATGATTATCTAGCAAATGTTGCAGTTAATAATCTTGTGTCAGTTCGTAGTGCGATCATGAATGTCTCAGCTATCGGAATTAGTTTAAACCCAGCGCAAAAGTTGGCTTACCTAGTTCCTAGAGACAAGAAAGTATGTCTCGATATCAGTTACATGGGCTTGATGCATATTGCTCAACAATCACAGGCTATTAAATGGTGTCAATCAAGCATTGTTCGACAAAATGATAATTTTCAACTCACATCAATAGATACCGCACCTCGCCACGAATACAACGCCTTTGCCACTCAAGAACAGAGGGGTGAGATTGTTGGCGCTTACACAGTAGTAAAAACAGAAGATGAAGACTACCTAACTCACACAATGGCTATTGCTGATATCTATTCAATCCGTGACCGTTCATCAGCATGGAAAGCCTGGATAGCAAGGAAAAAATCCTGCCCTTGGGTAACTGATGAAGAACAGATGATCCTAAAAACAGTAGTGAAGCAGGCGGCTAAATACTGGCCACGTAGAGAGCGTCTAGATAAGGCTATTGACTATGTTAATACTGAGGCTGGAGAAGGTATTGATTTTGGGAGCGAGCAACAAGAACCAAAGGACATAACGCCAGCAAGTGAGGATCAATTAAAGGATATCACGGACTTGATGATTAAAGTTAACGGTGAGTGGAGTGATGCTTTTTTCACATTCATTAGTAAAAAATTCAACCATCAAATATCCCATCCAGAGCAATTAACCGCATTTGAAGCCAATACCATTATCGACATGCTAAGGAAAAAGGCAGAAGGAAAATGATTAGTAATGACATCATTCTAAGCAAAACAGGCATCGATTTAACCAAGGTAGAGCAAGGAAGCGAAGAATGGATGTCTATCAGGCTTGGCGTAGTAACTGCCTCTGAGGCATGGAAAGTTATCTCTAAGCCAAGATCAGGCACTAAATGGTCAGACACAAAGAAAACATATTTAAACACTCTTATTGGTGAAGTCTGCACGGGAGTTTACAAGGAGGTGTCAGCAAGGACGCTGGAATGGGGTAAAAACTACGAATTAGAAGCAAGGATGACATTCGAGTTTTACACCGGATTAACGGCAAAGGAAGTGCCAATAATATTCAAAGATGAGCAACTACGGATAGCTTGCTCACCAGACGGCATTTGCAGTGATGGCTCAGGATTAGAGCTTAAATGCCCGAACAACACGGACGTATTTATTGACTTAGCATTGAATGGAATCGATGCAATGAAAAAGGAATATGTGGCTCAAGTTCAATATTCCATGTGGGTTACAGGTAAGGATATCTGGCATTTTGCAAATTTTGACCCACGAATGCCGGCAGGAAAAGAAATAGCATATTTCCCTGTTGAGCGTGACGAAAAAATGATGAAAGAATTCGACGAGTTAGTGCCTGAGTTCATTGAGGTGATGGATCAGGGATTAAACAAGTTAGGCATTCAATTTGGCAATCAATGGAGTGTATATGGCAAGTAAAGGCGTGAATAAATGTATTCTCATTGGTCACTTGGGGCAGGATCCAGAAATCCGCTATATGCCATCAGGTGGCGCAGTAGCAAATCTCACACTAGCCACATCGGAATCGTGGCGTGATAAACAAACTGGTGAAATGAAGGACCGGACTGAGTGGCATCGAGTGTGCATCTTCGGAAAATTAGCCGAAATTGCAGGTGAATATCTGAGAAAAGGCTCACAGGTATACATAGAAGGTTCTCTGCAAACCAGAAAATGGACAGACCAAAGCGGGCAAGACAGATACACAACGGAAGTGGTAGTTAATGTCGGTGGAACAATGCAGATGCTAGGTGGTAACGGTGGTAATCAGGCAGGAAGCCAGAAGTCACAGCAGAATCAAGGATGGGGTCAACCTCAGCAACCGCAAGCACAAAAACAAGCATCAAGTAATCAAGCTCCGCAAAGTGAGCCACCTCAAGATTGGGATGACCAAGAAATACCCTTCTAACCACCCTACCCCTTTAACCAAAGGGTATATTTGCAAGGATGCAAACAGGAGATAGATATATGGCTAATAAATTCACTTGCCCCGAATGTGGATCAGCTGTAAATGCATGGGCTGATCTAGATGCGACAGTAATATTTAAAATTAATAATCACGGGAAATTAACCAAACGTGTGATTAAAAATACAAATCAGACAGATGGACGATGCGGTGTTGAATGTACTAAATGTGATTGGATTCTATATGCTGATAGCGATTATTCAGAATATCCGCATTTTGAGGATCTGGCTGGTCAGGCTCTTGCTTATGAAGAGGAAATAGAAACATTAGGTGTCAAGTCAAAATATAGTGACTGACTCGCAGGGATGCAATAAGAGGAATGAATATGAAATTAACAGATAAGCAAATTAAGACATTAGACATTGTGAGAAACAAGTTTGGAGTCGGAGTTGATGGCAGAACGCTTAAATCTTTTGAGAAAAAAGGGTTAATTAGACAAACAATCATTGGATGGACATTAACAAAGTTAGGGTTTGATATATTGAATAAGGTGGAGTGATGAAAGTTGAACAATCTCAAGTGACTAAATTAGTGATAACGGGTGCAGAACGTCACGACCCTATCCATGTTTACCTTGAGGACTACGGCGATAATCAAAATGGCCGTGTCACAATTAGCGAATGGGGAAATTCATGGTCTTGCTTTTGGGGTTCGATGGGTAGCTCACTAGTTGAGTTTATTCAGAGTATTAACAATCACTACTGGATAGGCAAGTTAGATTCTAATTTAATCTATGAGATAGATGATGATAACGATGCAAATGCTGAATACGCTAAAAAGAAAGTTATCAAGCTACGCAAAGATGATGAAATAGATAAATACGAAGCAAGGGAATATTGGGATTTAATCGAAGCATCAGATAATGTTAAAGATGAGTGCTGTAATAGTTTTTTAGGTGGTAAGTTGCTTAGTTTGTTTGGTGATGATGCTTGGTATAACGATTGGCCCACTATACCTAACCCTCAATATCTAAGAATGGAATCACGATTAAACGCTGTTCGCGAGGCATTAAAGCAAATAAAGGTGGTGTGATGGATAAATCAAGACAGCAATTTGAAGAGTTTATAAGTAAAGGTGATTATCCTTGGGTGAAAGGTATTATCCCTGTCATGTGGATGGTATGGGAAGCATCACGCGAGAGTGCCGAGCCAGAAATTAAACATCATCAACTGAGAGCTCGTTAATACCGCAAGAGATACGGCTATTAAATATCAAGGGTGTCAATGCTTACGTTCAGCGTTATCAACAGCCATAAGACACAGCTTAATCAGCAACGGAGTGAAAATAAAAAATGGGTAATGAATTTAATAGAGAGCAAATGAAATTAGGCGTTCTATATGCTCGTAATCATTTAATTAGCTCATATAAAGCAAACTTTATTGAATGTGACGAATGCCAGTTCGCAATGTTTATGAATACATTATCTCTCGTTGCAAATGAATCAATAGATATTGAATTAATGATGGAAAATGTTTTGTCATGTAATGATGAAGCTGAGAGCTGGATTAAAGAAACTCTAATTAAACATTCAAAATAAACAATCATGCAAATAATCTGATATGTATTACTCATGCTAATACAGAGTTCTGCTGTCCCTGTAACGGAAGATATTTATACGCAATCGGAATGCGATAAACGTGCTGAATATTTAATGTCAGTGAGGAATATTGAGGTGGTTTGTGGTGAGGTGATTCGTGAAAGTAATGACAGATAAAGAATTAGTTGATGTAGCAATAATATTGGCTGGTAAGTTTTATTCAATGATGGGTATTCACATAGAGAGGGTTTTAAATACTGGGAATCACCTCACCCACAAGAAAGACTGGTCTTTGATATGGCTTGTGAAGCATTGGAAATAATTAGAGGCTCCAATGTAATGGATGCGATTGATAATATGGAAGATGAAAATGAATAAATACACCGAACTATCTGACTTCGAAGTTAATAAAAAGGTTGCTGAAAAGTTAGGTGCAGAATGGTTTGTTACAACCACTGTGTGGGATGAATTAGTTGTCATGGTGGGTAGTAAGTGCTTCAAACCTTGCAACAACCCTACTGACGCAATGCCTATTATTAAAGATAATTTCATATCTATAACTTATGACGGAATAGCGTGGGATGTTAGCTGTGTAAAATATCCAGAACTAAGTGTATGGAGTGGATTAGAAAATTACAATGACAATTTTTATCGTAAAGCTATGGAATTATTTCTATTAATGAAGGAAGCGGAGAATGAAGGCTGACTACGGAGGTAGCCATACACCAAAGGAATTGCGTGATAGATGGCAAACTCCCCTACCTTTATTCACAGCATTGGACGCTGAATTTGGTTTTTATTTAGATGCCGCTGCCGATAAAAATAATGCACTCTGTTCTCATTACCTCACCGAAAAAGACGATTCATTAAATTGCGAGTGGGAAAGTTACGGTGCTATTTGGATTAATCCTCCCTATTCAGATATTCAGCCTTGGATTAACAAGGCCGACGAACAATGTAAAAAGCAATTGCAGTCTGTCGTGATGTTAATACCTGCTGATACTTCTGTTGGCTGGTTTAATTCTGCATTAGAAACAGTTGATGAATTGAGACTAATTACAGGAGGAAGAATATCTTTTATTAATGCAGGAACAAACAAACCCGTCAATGGAAATAATAAAGGCTCAATGATTTTAATATGGCGACCATATATTAAGCCACGAAAGATAATTAATACTGTCGATAGAGACAAATTAATTAATATCGGCAATAAAATATTAAATGAATGGAAAATAGCATAGGTGAATTATGGAAATCAGAATTCATGGTGATGTTAGTGATATAGAAAGAATGGCAATAAATGCATCTTTAAATATCCACGATAAAAGCAAGAAAGGATTTCGAATAAATCACAGAGTTAAAATTAAAAATACAATTTATAACGTAGAAATAGAAAATTGCCCTAATTCTCTCAGAGTAATAATGAGAAATAAAAGGCAAAGACTATGAATGCACAGGCAATGGAGAACGCGCGGCGACAAATAGCAAAGGAATGCTTAATTGAACTCAGAAACCACGGAATACCAAACGACAAACTAACAACTCAGATCCTCGATAAATACACACCAAAGTTTAAGCCTCTAAATCACATGAACTATCAGGACAAGATGGTCCTATCGTATTACCTACGGAAACTACAAAAGGAAGAGAAAGATGGAATATAAATTATTACGCTTGGATGAAGTTTTAGATAGAACGGGATATAGCAAGTCATGGACTTACAAATTAATAGATAAAGGAGAGTTTCCAAAGCAGGTAAAAATAGGATCACGTTCGGTTCGTTTTATTGAAAGCGAAGTGGATGAATGGATAGAGCAACGAATTAATAATGCTCGTTGCCCTGAAAATACCCTCAATTGAATCTTATTTCTTTTTACTTCTCAGCTCATCTATATAATCAGCATACCACTGCATCATCTCCCTTCTACCCTCCAAATACAGCGCATGGTTATAAGTACCACGGATAGAGTTTTTATCAACATGAGCAAGTTGTAACTCTATCCACGCTGTATTAAATCCTTTCTCATGCAATATTGTGCTCATGGTGTGTCTAAAGCCGTGACCAGTAGCTCTGCCTCTATAACCCATTCTTCCAATCATTGTATTTATTGCCATTTCGGACAGGTGTTTTTTATGGTTAGTTCGGCTAGGAAAAATATACTGGTAATCGCCACTTATTGGCTGTATTTGACGCAGTAAAGAAATTACCTGATCTGACATTGGCACAACATGCACTCTACCCATCTTCATTATTTGTTCTGGTAACTTCCATGTTCTACTTTCAAAGTCGATAAATGACCATTCTGATTTTCTCAACTCTCCTGGTCTTAAACTGGTAAGCATTAAGATATTTAAAGCAGTTCTTACTATCTGACTTCCTTGATACTTATCTACTGAAGATAAAAACTCAGGCAACTCATCAGCTAATAAGTACGGGTAATTTTCTCGCTGATGCGGAATAAATGCGCTAGCTAAGTCAGGAGCAGGATTGTATTCAGCTCTTCCAGTGATAATGGCATATTTCCAAACCTCGCCACAGCGCTGACGAACTTTTTTTAATTTCTCTGTAACACCACGCTTTTCCATTATCGAAAGTACTTCAAGCAATTCGAGAGGTTTAATCTCTGCTATTGGGCGATCTCCAATGTATGGAAAAACATCATTTTCAAATGCTTCCATCATGTCGTCGCGATAACCTTCAGACCATCGGTCTTTTCTTCCCTCATACCACTCTAGAGCAATGCTTTTAAATGTATTGCTTCCATCAAACTTTGAATCCCTTTTCTTATCTTTCTTTATCTTGTTAGGATCAACGCCATCAGATAACTGCCGTTTTGCATCATCCCTTTTCTTTCTGGCTTCTGCGAGAGTTATTGTCGGATAGACGCCAATAGCTAGAACTTTTTCCTTTCCATCTATGCGGTACTTCAATCTCCAATATTTACTTCCTGATTTTGTAACTAATAGATATAAACCTCCTCCATCGAATAGTTTATAGTCCTTTTCTTTTGGCTTACTGCTATCAACTTGCTTAACTGTTAGTTTCATATTGGGGGTATTAAATATTAAGGGGGTATAATGTTCCCCCAT